GGCTGAGTCCATGAGAGGCGCGCGACACTGGAGGAGGCCCAGCGCGCGGTGAATAGCGGATCGGGCGCGAGCTGGAGCAGCAGAAAGAGAGCGAGCGCTTTTTGTGCTATCCTCCGCGCGATCACGAGGGAGAGTCGCCATGCCCATCAAGCTCGTGCTGCTGATCATCGTCACGATCGCCTACGTGCTGGCCATTGTGGCGATCGTCGTGACTGTCGTGTATACCCTGATCACGCGCTGCTGCTAAGAGCGCGTCCAGCTCTTGCAATCCGCCGGCCATCGCGCAGAGCTGGCGATCGAGCGCTTTGACGGTCGCCTCCAGCGCATCATACTGCTGGCGTGCCTGATCGAGCTGCTGCTGGAGCTGGTCGCGGCGGGCCTGAATGTGGACTAATAATAGAGACATAGAGCATTCACCTGATGTGTTCCATTCGTCCCAACCGTGCGCTGAACGGTGATGCCTCCTCCCGCTGTCAGGGTGACAACGAGTGTATCGGTGTTGACGTAGGTAATCGTGCCTGCCAGCGCGACGATCACGCCGGTCGTGGCGAGATAGTTTGTGCCGGTCGTGTTGTTGCGATCGATAATATAGAACACCGCGCCGGATGTCACCGTGCCTGCTGCTGCTAATGTTTGGAGCGTGCCGTCAACCGCGTTGGCGCTCAGATACAGAAAGCCACCGCCCGCGCCCTTGACATGCAGCTTGCCCTGCGGCGCGGTCGCGCCGATGCCGAAGTTGCCGGAGGACGTGAGATACACCCGCGTCGCCGACGCCACGTTATCATACACAATCCACTCGCCCAGGCCCAGCGCGTTGACCATGTAGCGATACTCGACCGCGGCCGCGCCAGCCGTTTTCGCGATCAGGCTGAGGCGCGCGAGGCTGCCATTGGCCGTGCCTTGGACGGTCAGCGCCGGCGCGCTGGCGCTCACGACCGCCAGATCATTGTCGATCTGGACGGCGCCATCCGTGCCTTTCAAGTAGCGCAGATTGTCGGCCAGAATGTTTAATTTAGCAGCTGTCATCACCTCGGCAACTGCCGACCAAGGACTCGCGGGCGCGCTCCAGGCCAATTTTTTACTCCGATCTTCCGTTTATCCCGTTTTAGTATGCCAGCTTGGTCGTGCTGTTCAGCACGCCATACACGCTATCTTGGAGTATCCAGAAGCTGCTGCCAGCCAGCGCCGCCGCGCTCGACAGGCCAAACGTGACCAGCCAGTGATCTTGCCCCACATCAAACGCGACCGACTCAATGTAGCAGTCCTGCGTAATCGCCACGCCGATCGGCGGCGGGCGCTCCGTGATAGTAATGCGATTGCTGATTGCTAAGCTCAGCATCCAAGGCCAGAGCGCATCGGCCATGTTGCCGTCGAGTGTGATGGATGTAAAGCGAAACACTGGTAGCGCGTACAATCCTACGAGCCATTGCGCCAGGTACAGCGCCTCGCTATCAGCCAGGAGCGGCAGCGTCTTGGTCAGCGTGCGCGCGAAGTAGGCTGCCTGACTTACCGCGTCGCTGGCGACTTGCTCGACGCCGCCCGTGCGGGTAATGCGCGCCTCGTTCCACACTTGACCATCATCGTAGCTGCTACTCACCTTCAGCCACGGCAGCGCGGCTGCTGCGCTGTCGTCGAAGGTCGCCAGACTGCTCAGGCTGTTGACCAGGCGATAGTGGCGATTGTGGAATGTCGCGATGCCGTCCGGCCCCATGAAGAACAGCCCCGACTCGACATCGGCGACATTCTGAAAGTGCGTCAGCGCGGGCACATTGACAAAGGTTCCTGATTGAATCTGGCTCTGCGCGCTGGAGAGCGAGCGATCGGCGGCTGGCCAGCTGATGTTCGTCAGCCAGGTGTCGATCGACCAATTGCAGAATTCATTGGCGTAGGCGCCGTTCAATTTCTTCAGCGCAAAGTATTTAAACGCATCGACGCAGGAGATCGTGGTGTACACATCCAGCCCGCCCGGCCAATCGGGCGGCCACGATTCGATATAGCCGGTGAACAGCCGGTACGTGACTGCCGCATACGTCGCGCTGATGCGGATCTTTTTCATCGGCACGACGTTTGGATAATACGCCCCGGCCGCGAACGTCGGGTCGAAGCGCCGATCGGAGTTGTCGAGAACCAGACTCGCGGTCCCGGCCTCGATCCGCCCGAGCGCGTCGCTCCTGCCTCGGCGTGTCGAGAAGCTAATCACGTAGCTGGTGATGTCTGTCCAGGTGTTGCTGGCCAGCGCGGTCAGCGGTGGGTCAACAAACGCAATTTGAAAAAGAAGGGTGGGCCAACTCACGTCGCACCAAAGATCGTCACGTTCTGCCGCCCGATCGCGTTTAGCCCATCCCGAATCGCCAGCACCAGATCGCGCTCGGTCGTGACATTCCCTTGGACTGTCAGATTGACGGTGATACCAGCGGAGGAGGAGGCGGGCGCGCCGCCAGGCGTAATGCCAGCGACAGCGATATTATGCGCCTGCGCAGGGTCCCAATTCGCGTGCGTGCTGCCGTAGGACTGGACGCCGAGCATGGCCGCTGCTGTCTGCTCTGCTGACCAGCGCGCCTCCTTTGGCATGTGCGTCAGCATGTCATTCATTGTGTCGCCGGTTTCTTTCGCTGCCTGGAGATAGCGATCGAGATCGGATTGATTGCCGCCCGCGACCGGCCCACCCTCCAGGAATGATCGCCCCAGCTCCCTTACCGCGTTCCATGCCTCCTTGGGCATGTGCGTCAGCCAGTCGTTGCTTATATCGCCGGTTTCCTTGACTGCCTGGAGATAGCGATCGAGATCAGATTGATCAATCCCCACAGACGGCCCGCCGCCTTTCCCGCCGCCGAGGATGCCGCCGATCGCGCCGGAGGAGAGCTTGTCAATGAAGTCGGCGACTGCGCTGGTGCTCTCCTTGGCTGATTGGCCGATATAGTCAAACCAGTCGGCCATTGGCGGCGGGCTGTGGCCTTGCAGCCAATCGGGGATAATGGCAGCAGTCACGCCAGATATGAATCCATCAAACATCGCCTTTGCACTTGTGATGGATGCGACCACAAAGTCGAAGCCGCGCACGATCGGGTCAATATAGCTCTCCTTGAATCCTGCGATCGCCGCTTTCAGATCGGCCCAGCTCTGGACTGCCAGCGCAATGCCTCGCGGCAGGTCGTCGCGCAAGGCCACGAATACCGCAGAGAGCACCGGCAGTATATAGGCCTGAAAGAAGCCCCAAGCGTCGCGGATCGCTGGCAGCAGGACATTCTGCCAGGCCCAGCTCATCGCTTTCAGCTCGACGATCGCGCCGGCTATGATGACATTGGCCAGCCATGACAGCACCGGCATGACATCGCTCTGGATAAACGCTATAGTGTCCATCACCGTGGGTTCGAGCTCAATCCAGGCTTGCATCAGCGCCGGTATGGCGACATCTGACAGCCATGCGGCTGCCACGCCAATGCCGTCAGCCAGCGCAGTCGCCAGCGCCTCGATCGTTTTCTTGACCTCTGGACTATTCAGCCAGGCGCCAAACTTGTCGAGGATTGGCAGCAGCTTAGAGCCGATCATCTCGAATGTTTCGCCCATACTGGCCTTGAATTGCACCATGCCCCCCGCCGCGCTGGCTGCGGCTGCTGCCTGGCCTCCTACCTGCTTATTCAGCTCGGCGATAATCAGCGCCTGCGCGCCGGCCATGTCGCCGCTCTCTTGCATCGCCTTGATCGCAGACTTCTGCTCCTCTGAGAATGTCAGCCCCGCCTTGCCGAGCGCGCTCATTCCTTTCACAGGATCGTTTAATGCCTTGCCGAGCATCATGGCTTGGTCGGCTGGAGCGCCGCCGAGCGCCTGCGCCAGATCGACCGTTAAGGCAGTCGCCAGATCGAATGTCTCGCCGCGAATATTCCCAAAAGTTAATAAAAGATTCTCTGATTGTTGTATTTGGTCATCCCCGAAAAGACTCTTTCCAGCCGCATCAGACAGATTGGAGGCCAGCGCCACGACTTGATCCGCGCTCCTGCCAGCCGCATCGCCCATACTTGTGATTGTCTGCTGTGTCGAGGCGTACAGCGATCGCGCCTCCTGCGCATCGCCAATGCCGCCGACGACCGCGACCGACAGCGCCGCCACGCCCGCCGCCGCGACTGCCAGGCCAGCGGTGCCAAGCCCAGCCAGCGCGCCGCCAAGGTGGCCGATGCCCGCTGATGCTTCGTCCTTCATG